CTCCCACCCCTTGTAATCGACTGAAATCCACCGTTCCATCAGACCGGAGGTAAGTCAGGACCTAACGGCCCTGCCCTCATCTCAAGTCATCTTGATGCGTGTGCTGTTAAAGCAAACGAGTCAATATATGAATCATACCACTGAATGTCACAGTACTTATACTGTGAACAAGCAGACTGGTTAGATAAATGTGTTGATATGGACAGTGGTACAGGTAATGAACGGTTATCTAAACTAGCCTTCCTTTCGGAAGGTGGTGGAAAGACCCGTGTCATAGCCATAGGCGATTACTGGTCACAGCAAGTTCTAAAGCCCCTACATAAAGGAGTTATGAACATGCTTCGGAAGCTTCCGACAGATGGAACTTACGACCAAGGTGCCCAAGCTAGTAGAATAAAATCTAGAGCCGGGCACGAGGCCGAAAGTATCGATCTTTCGTCTGCGACCGATAGGTTCCCCCGGGCCTTGCAGAAAATACTCCTCGAAGTTTTAATATCCGAGGAGTATGCTTGGCACTGGGAGAATCTTATGACTAATAGGGATTTCGAATATCAAAACGGACGTGTTAGGTATGCACGCGGACAACCCATGGGCCTTTACAGCTCATGAGCAGTCTTTGCACTTACCCACCACGTTCTCATAGCCTTTGCTGCAAGTAGGAAGGGTATCAATTCCTTCTTAAAATACGCAGTACTAGGAGATGATGTAGTGATATGAGATAAGGTGGTATCTACTGAGTATAAACTCTTGCTCTCTGAGCTGGGTGTACCATACTCAAAAGAGAAAAGCTTAACGAGTGACTCAAGTAATATAAGAATAGAATTTGCAAAAAGACTATTTCTTAATAAAGTTGAGATCACTCCAATTTCCCCCACACTGTTACAGGCCGGTAGCAAGTCTTTGTATGACTTATTTCTTATACTTGAAACAGCACAAGGGAAAGGGTGAGTTTTCGAAAATGAAGTTCTTAGTCCCCCCAGTTATCTGACCAGAAAGGGTCAGGAACTGGCAGCAATTCTTTCAGTTATTCTTAAGAAAGGACAGATCCCCCCATTTAAGGGGTCAGATCTAGTACCGATCGATGAAGAGATCTACAAACAGTGTTTGGAAGAAATCCTCATAGAACAACTGGAAGGAAAACTGTCGCAGGTGATCAAGGTTTTCTGGAAAAT